CATTAATCGTGTTTTGATATTTATATTATTTATTATTTAAGTATGTATATGTTTATCCTTTTTCATTTTCCTTAACGCACTAATATTGATAAAAAATTGAAAAATAAATAAACAAACGTGTAATTTGTAATGGTTATTAAATTATAAAAATGGAAGAGTGTTCGATTTGTTTATTACCATTAACAAACAAAAAAACAATAACAACTTTTTGTAATCATACATTTCATATCGATTGTTTAAATGATTGTCTTGAACGAAAATTAGAATGTCCATTATGTAGAAATAATTATGTCGTAAAATTTGAATACAATATATTAATAAATAATACATCAAAAAAATTTGTATATAAAAGTTTTAATAATGTTATCGAAACTACATCATTATTTAATATAATCAAAATTAAATTCCCAAAATACAATACTATTGATGATTTTGAAATTGGACAAATTAAAAATGGATCAGTTGATATTCCAATTATTGAAAACAAAATTAAAAATAATATTAGAGGAATTAATATATTAATTCACAGCGATAAACTGAGATTAATTAGAAATGCAAAATATGATTTTTTTGATAAAAAAGGTCAAATAACCCATCGAGAATATACAGAAACAAGATTATTAAAATTTTCTAATTCTTATGAATTATCGAAAAATGTTATTATCAATTTGCCTTTAAAAAATACTAGAAATATTATAAATAATACGTACAATAAATTAGTCCAGAAAATAAATAAATTAAATAAATATGCTGAAAAGTGTAAAGAAACAATTATTAATGAATATGGAAAAAATATAAATGGATGGATAATTTTTGAAACTTCTCATTGTGAATATGTTTTAGTAGAATTTGAAAAACCAATTTGTCTTGGAATGTATTCGAATAATGGTTGGACAGATGGAATGTGGCATTATTGTTTTGATAGTAATGGAAATATTATTATGATAAATGTTAAATATGATAAATTGGTAAAACAATTAAACGAAACAAATTTTATTAAAATTATTAATGATATTGATAAATTTAAAAAAAATAAAAGTGAAATGGAAATATTACACAATAATTGGTCAGCTTATGTTAACATAAGTTTCAAAAATAGTGGCAGATTATTAAATAAAGAAAATAAAGAATATGATATCGAGAAGGATGAAGAAATTAAACAATATAAAAACGATTATGATGAATATACTAAATTAAGTAGAGAAAATGAAAAATTAGGTATGTTTATATATCCTAATCTGATTGTAAATAGAACTGATAATATTTTTACGATTAATTTTAAATAAAAGTATCAAAATATTGTAGTTTGTTTATTTAAAATTTTTTTATAAATTAAAATATAAATAATATTAAATACACTAATACAGTTTCAATTATTTAGATCTTATTATTCCTGTCTCAATTTCGACATAAAAACGTCCTGAACCACATGCACATTCTAAATATGTGTTATCTGGATAGATAATTAAACATCCATTACCATAACCAGCACGCCATCCAGTAAAATATATAACATCTTCAACATTAAAATTGTGTTTATGAATTATCGAATTGTAAATAGACTGATTAATTTTGTTATCATCGCCATCAACTATTTTAGCACGTTGTTTATAAAAAGAAGATTCACCTCCATTTGGTTCATCATTTCTTATTAATTTAATATGTTTTCCATACAATTGTAATGTTGAAATATGACCATTATCAGCAACCAATTTAAATAATTTCATTTAATATTATTAAATACATTTTTTTTGGAAATTAAACACATAAAAAATATAATAATTATGCCATCAAATAATTAAAATGTGTAAATAAATTTATCCAAAATAAAATCATATTTTTGTGAAGAATCAGATAATAAAATAGTATTGTCATATTTTTTTTCATTTTTCACACACAAAATGTTAAATAAGTTCGATCTATTATTTAAGCATGTAATATTTGTGTAACATTCTACATCATTTATTAATACATTATTTGAAAATAACATTTGTTTGACCGCAAAAAACTGATAATATTTATCTTCCATAATAGTTTTTTGATATTCATTTTCATCCGATGTAAATATCGTAAACCTTTTCGCAATATTTATAGTCATATCATTCCATGAATTTACAAAATATGGTCCATAATAAAAACGCCCATCGTTAACAATAATTGCGTTGAGCTTATTTTGTTCATTTGATGTTTTAATGATTTTAAATGATCTTGATATATTTTCACGATCTAAATAATAATTTTTATGTAATAAACAATCAATTGTATGGGAAGTATTATTTTGTTTATAAATATTGTGTGGTATTTTAATTGTTATTTCAGATAAATTATTAAACATATCATATTTAACTTCCGTTAATACAAATACATTAATAATATTATCATAATATTGTCTGGTCTGGATTTTGACTACATTTCCGTTAATAAAATCAATTAATACCAAAATTTTTCCATATTTATTTTTAATTATTTTAGTTATAAATTCATCATGCACTTCAATATTTGTTATATATTGTTCAAATAATTTAATATTTTGTAAAAAATCTGTTGGTTGGATTGTTTGTAATTTGTTTAAAAATATTTTTGGTAGTGGTTTGTCATAAACCTTATCTGGATCTTCTTTTTCAAAAATTTCTGTTTTATTTCCCATTTATTATGCTTATTAATAATCAAAATATAATAATATTTAATTTATCAATTTTTTACATCATTTAAACAATCACATTATAATTTATTGTCACATTTATGTTCTAAAAAAATTATTATAAATTATATTACATTTGGTGATTTGTTATTAATAATCGCGTAACAATGTCCGCTAATTCTTTTGTTGTTAATTATATTTTCATAAATTACAAAATCAAAATTATCATTATAAATACGCAAACTTATTTTATAACTAATAATCATTATATTTTGTGTTAAAATTTTTTTTGATATTTCAATATTATTTAATGATAATATTTTAGTTATCGTATTAATTTTATCGCAAATTTCCAATAGAATATCATATAAAATACAATGATCCATTGATAATAAAGTTGTTCTAGCGACGGTATTATTTTTTATTTTCAAAATATTATATAATATATTTATAATATTATGTATGTTTGCTTGAATTTCACAATTATATTTATTATAAATAATATTTGACAAATTACTTAATATATTCGCCCATTCACTTCTAATATTGATACCTTGTTCAGTATCATAGAAATCTTTTTCAAAAACAACATTATTTTTTTTGAAGAAATCAATAATATTTTCATTAGAAATAATTTTTTCTAAAATATCGAATTGCATAAAACCATCTTTAGAACAAAGTAATTGAAAAAAACGTAACAAAGTATTTTCAACACAATCATCAAAATAAGTTATGTCATGACCACAACTTATAGAAATATTTTTAGTTTCTAAAGGTTCGAACATTATATGTATATACTTATTAGTTTTTTATGAATAAAGTCATCATTTCATGTTTAATATTTCAATTTTTTATATTACATGATTGAACAAGTTCGATCATGTAATATAATATAATTGCCATAGCGTAGCGGTTTCAATTTTTTATTTATTAAGTTTGTATATACAAACTTAATAAATAAAACAATTAGGATGATTTTATGAGATTTCAATTTTTTATATTACATGATTGAACAATTTCGATCATGTAATATAAAATAATTGCCATAGCATAGCGGCATTGGGTGATTATTATAATTTGTTAAATTTATTAAACGATAATTTCATGTTTGTCATTATATCTAATATTTACATTTACAGATGGAACTAAAATTATATTATGTGGTAAATGTTTTTTACAACAACGTATATTGCATTTTTTTTTTAAAAATATACGTATCATAATATTTATCACAAATAATAAAATACTTAATATTACACATATGATCCAAATATTGTTCCAAATATTAAAGATAGTTAAAGGCGTTGCATTAATAGTTGGTTGAATTATGAGACCATATTTTTTTTCAGGCAAAAATATATCGATACTAGAATAACTAATTTCATCATTTGTTAACAATACTGAAACTGTATCATTTATGTTAATTTTGTGAATTATAAAAGTGGTAGCATATTGCGAATAAACTGCGTCATTGTAATTTAAATTTTCACAATAATTTGGTGTTGTTTCTAACTTAATTTTGCAAAATGGCAAATCAGCAAAAGTATCAAAAATATCACATAAAAGGCGAGCTACACGTCTATAAAAACTTGAAATAGTTAAAGAACCGTAAATGTGAAAGATATGTTTACATATTTATTAATGTGATTATAGTTCACTAAACAGTTATTTCTTATAAATTTTTATAAGTATTTTATAAAGAAATATCAAGTTTGTTGTAGCGGCATATATGTTGCAATCAATAAGCCAAAAAGTATAGCCATTCCAGATAATGAACCTATTATAATAAACATAAATAAATATAATATTGATCGTGCTAGGCTCATAATTGTATAATTTATAATTTTAACATAAATAATATTCGTTAGGTAAATTGTATTTCAATTTTTTATTTAAATATTTGAACAATGCAAGAAACTTAACATAAACAAGATTCAATAAAATTAATTAATATATAATAAATGTGTGAATTGTGTGGCGAAAAATTTGAAGTAAATGATATTGTCAATAAAACAATATGTTGTGACAAATCATGTCATAATAAATGCATTGGGCTTCGTAATGAATATTTGCATGGATGTCCAATTTGTAAAAAAAAAGATGAGTTTAAAATACGTGTCAGAATTGAATTTGATAATTATTTTTCTATGTTATCAAAAAAAGATTGGATTAAACTTGTGAAAAAAAAATGGTGTAATCATTTTAAACAAAATAATTTTGGACAACATGTTATAACGAGAATTTCAAGAACTGGCGAAATGGCTTTGTGTGTTAATATTATACGTGAAGAATTTAAAGATTTATGTTATAAAGTCAACACTAAATTATTTGAAAACAACGAGCGAACACAATTAGAAAATAAAAAATTTGATACACAAACATTAAAAGAAATTTGTAAAAATATGTTGGATGTTAAATTAGAAGATATATAAACAAAAAATTGAAATTATATTTGTTTGTGTGTGTTTATGTTCAAAATTTTAATATTACGAGATAGACATGAATCAATTAGTTGTTAGTGATTTGCCATATATTAATAAACGAATTGATTGTTATGAGTTACATAATCATCCGTGTTCCAATTGTAATAGTAATAATTATAACGGTAGACCACGTGGATTGAATGTTAGTATATTACCATGCCAAATAACCAAAACAAAAAAAGTATATGAACCTTATAAAAATAACACAATTATGATTAATCAAAATTTTACAAAAATTAACACATTAATTACAAATCTAACAAATCAGCTCACACAATCAAATACACAAATTAATAATCTTAATTCAAAAATTGATAAATTAGAACAAGCATTAAATAATGCGAATCAAACAATTACAAATAATAATACACAAATGCAAAATATGCAACAAAATATTCAAACACTAACAATAAATAATAATACACTTACTAATTTAATTAATACAAACAATACTCATTTAACGAATGTTCAAACAGAAGTTACATCATTAAAACAAAAAATTGGAACAATTATTAGTTTTATTCCTGAATTTGTAAAACATACAAGCCAGTTTTTTGTTAAATTAGTTATCGGTATTAAAACAAATTCATTAGAAGATATCAAAGAACCTGTATTTGATACGCGTTTATTAAATTAATTAAATATTGTTTTGGTAACATATATCTAATTTTTTAGTTGTAAAATTTAATAATTATATAAAAAAAAAACAATTTAACTTTTCTTTATTAAAAATTGCATTTTAAATATGTTGATAATTGTTCATGTTTATTTAAAATTTAATACATATTTAAGATGGATCAATTAGTTAAAATTGAACAACTAAAAAAATTTAATGAAATTCATAAATTAAGAGATCGTTTGAATTATAATATTGATATTCTCTATGATTTATATATTAATAATATTATTCCAACATGTGATACAGCAGACGAAAATGATATTTTATTATTTCATATGGCAAGATATTATTCTTCGAAGAATGATGAAGAAAATATGATAAAATATTATTTAATGGCGATTGAAAAAGGTAATAGTAACGCAATGTATAATTTAGGATTATATTATAAAAATAAAGGAGATGAAGAAAATATGATAAAATATTATTTAATGGCGATTGAAAAAGGAGATAGTGATGCAATGTATAATTTAGGATTATATTACGAAAATAAAGGAGATGAAGAAAATATGATGAAATATTATTTAATGGCGATTGAAAAAGGAAATTGTGATTCAATGAATAATTTAGGAATATATTATCAAAATAAAGGAGATGAAAAAAATATGATAAAATATTATTTAATGGCGATTGAAAAAGAAGATAGTAACGCGATGTATAATTTAGGAGTATATTATGAAAAGAAAGGAGATGAAAAAAATATGATAAAATATTATTTAATGGCGATTGAAAAAGATGATAAGGATGCAAATAAAAATTTAATCAAATATTTTGTTAAGAATAAACAGAAAATTATTAATATATTAATCGAAAATGAACGAATAAAAAAAGAAAATCTAGAAATTAAATTATCACCAAATCCTAATGAGCTATTTATACAAGCAAAACAAAATTTTGATCATTTAAAACTGCATTAATGCTAACTGCATAATTTAATATATTCTCACGATCGTGAGAATATATTAAATTATATCAGTAACCATATGTGTTTTTGTTATAACAAATTATAACAAAAAACATAGCTGGGTTACTATGATTGTACATTGATAACATAGAAAAAAATTGCAAATTTTTTTCTATGTTATCAATTGTAACAATTTATAGTAACCGCTACGCTATGGCAATTATTTTATATTTTATGATCAATCTCGTTTGATCATAAAATATAAAAAATTGAAATTTAATTATTAAACATAAGTATATAAATAATAATTGATAGGAAAATATGGAAACAATTGACGATCAATATATAATATATTATATTGGTGATAAACAATGTCCAATCACAATACATAATTTTTTAGATCAACATAATTTTTTAGATCAATATAATTATGTATTAACTGATAAATCAATAAGTAGTCGAGAAAATATTCAAAATAATATTTTAAATTCAAGTCCAAATTCAGGATTTTTACAACGATATCTTTTGCGTAATATTATTGCGCCATAACAAATAATTTTGTGTCAATTTTTGATATCGCATGTGATATCAAAAATTATCATAACGTAGTGGTTTCAATTTTTGATATCGCATGTGATATCAAAAATTATCATAACGTAGTTGTTTCAATTTTTATTTATTATATTTTGTGAAATAATTTTATAATATGTACATTCTGGGTCACCTGTTAAATAAACATCTTGCTCACTATATCCAATTAAGTTCATTAATGATGAATGTGATGAAATACATTGTGAATTATTGATGAAACAATATTTACATATTTTTTTTGACATTTTTTACAACTCGTTTTACAATTTTCACAAATATCTTTACCACAAATATGACAATCATACTTAAATTTTGTTTTCATATTACAACAACCACAATTGTGTAATGTTTTTAAATAATTATTACAAACATCATGTTCTTTGTTTAAACATTCAACACATATTTTATTAATTAATTTATTGTTAATGCACTTGTTACAAAATAATTGTTCACACATGACACATCTAAAAAAATTTTCTTGGTAACCATATATTTTACATTTTGAACATTTATTTGCTTTTTTAAAACATTTAACACATAAACCATCTTTAATACAATCTGAACATGTATTGTTATTACATAAACTACATTCTATTAAATTATTTTTATGAAGACAACAAGAATAACAATAATCAAAATGAAAATTAAATAAACAATCAAATTCTTCCATTAATATAACTATTAAATAAATTAACCATTATATCAAATATTTAAGTATAAAATAAATAATAATTAATCATTTGGTATATATGGATCTCTAAAAATTTTCGAAACACTTTCTTGTATTCTTTCAGGATTATATTTATCAATAAAATTATAATTCTCAGGATCTAATGGTTTCAATTTTATTTTTTCCATCGCGACAATATAATTAGCGACAGTAATGTATGGATTATTGTTATCAATGAAAAGTGGACCAAAATGATCAAAATTATATTTTTCTTTGATAGCTATATTCATGTCATAAAACATATCGTATTGTTGATGATCAATATTTATCAATTTGATTGGAATTGAAGGAAAAATTGGAGAACACATAAAAATATTTTTATTTGATATACGTTTCATAAATCCAATCATTTTATTCTTATTTTCATATGGTTCAAGTATGACATATATGTCATCATGAAAATGTTCAATATGTTTATTACAACAAATACAATTTATATAAGTTTTATCTAATATATGACGATTATGATATTTACACATAACCATCATATATATTTTTTTAATTAGTTCGTTTGGTAATATTTTAATAAATTTATATATCGGATCATCAATTTCATTAAATATATCATTTTGATCATCAATAAATCTATCAATATAATCAAATTTATCATATCTTTCATTATTACGAGTTATATATCTTTTTTTTTTAATATATTTATGTTGCGTATATGTCAGCATCAAATATTTTTATAAATTATAATATGTGACCAAATATGTTTAACTTTTTTATTTTCAATTTTATATATTTTTATAACAAATTATAACAAAAAACACATGCGGTTTTAATTTTATTTATTCATACAAAAAGTATTCATTATTAACAACCTTTTTTTATTAATAAAAAAATTTGAAATTAAAAATCATTGTGATTCTCATTATAATTTATATGTATTTCTATCACACTTTACCACTCAAAATCGATATTTTATCGATAAAATGGAAAGCAAAATTACTGTCAGTAATGCCGATGATGTTCAAATTTTTTCACTCCCTACTTATCATGGAGTTGTTGAAGTAGGTTTGGAGAACGGAAATATTTACGGTGCAACTCTCACTTCTAATGTGAATCACATCGCATTATCATTTTTGCGTCCTAACCATTATTCAACTAAATGGGAATTTGTTACAACTTCATCTCAGGCTGTCCACGAAGTTTCAGAATTGGACGAAACTTTAATTTCCAAATTGGTTTTTCAAGCAACTAATTATGATGAGCGATCATTTATTGATATCGCTGACATGTTGATGTATTATTTTTGTTTAAATTGATTAGGTGATTTGGGACTAAAAATGAAAACAAATTTTTTTTGTTTTATTATTTGAATCATAAACATCATAAACATTATTAAATAATTTGATAGTAAAACAAAAACGAATTAGTTGCATATTTTTTTATAAATTTATAAATTTTAATTAAATACAATTAATGATATGTTAAACAATTTAAAAATAAAATTAGTGGTATATAAATATAATACTTATTATGATTGAAACTTATTTTATTTCAAATAATTTTGAAGATAATATTAAATATGTTGTGTCGTATAATATTAATGATAATAAATTATTAATAACGCGACTAAATAATTGTGACATAAATGCACCAGAATACAACGAATTAGACATGACCAAACCACAGACAACAAAAATATCATATCGTTATGCAGATTATCCATTATCCAATCGAATAATAGAAGCAAACATAAATATTAATAATTTTAATTCGTTAATGTGTAATATTAATAAATATTATAATTATAATCAAATGTCGCAAATTTATTTAGATAATTATAGAGAACATTATAATGATATCGTAAATAACGATTATGTTAATTATGAACAAAATATCATAACGACAACAATGCAACATGATGACCAATATTTTCAAATAATGACAATGAAACATTATGACGAACGATATACAGGATTACAAAGAATTTATTTGTCTGAGTTAAAAAATAAATTTGATGGATTTGAATTTAAACCAAACAATCGTGAAAATGTTAATGATTATATTTCAAGATTTTGTGAAACATTTAATGAAAAAAATAGTTGTTAAGATTTAAGTTATTATTATTATGTAAACCAATTATTGTAATGGAATGTGATTTAATTATTTCGATTGGTCTTGATTTAAAATATCAAAATCAATTTCAACAATGTCAATATTACTCATTCAATTTACAATATACACAGATAATACAAAATATTATTTATATTAACAAATATATATAATAAATGTCAAAAAATGAAAAAAATTGCAAAAATAATAATATGTAAAAAAATATCAAGTTTTTATTTACTAGCATCTATCCCACAAAAAATTGGAATATATATAATTAAAAATATATTAAAATTATAACGATCATTCAAAATCGGACAAAATAATTTTATCCATACTTTTAATATATTTATTAATGAAATAATGGTTTGTTTTATTTAAAAATTTTTGTTAATATTATAATATGTCAGTTATACCTTCTAACATTTATAATATTGTGTGGAACACATATGTTGGTATAAATAATAAAAGTGGAATCTGTTTTTGTTGTGAGTCAGAACATATATATTATGGGACTGTCGAGTTCGGATATGAATTTAAATGTGGTATGGTTTTAAATATATTAAATGGTGGAACAATTATTATTCCAAATTTACGTCCAATTTGTAAATCATGTTTTAGATCTTTACAAAATCTTAACATGACAGATCTAAAAAAAATGTTCGGATTTTCATTTGATTTATTTAATTCCATACAAAAAAATAATAATGTACTAATATCTGATCCAAAAAAATTATTTAAAAGTGAGTCCGAAAAATTATTAGAAAATCCATTCGAAAATCCATTCGAAATCCCATCAAACAATTTAATAAATACATCTTTTGAAAATCCATTTGACGAAATTTCAAATATTCTACCTAATGATCCATCTAATATTTCATCTAATGTTCCGTCTAATGTACCATCTAATATTCAATCTAATGTTCCATTTAATGATTCATCTAATGTACCATCTAATATTCAATCTAATGTTCCATTTAATGATCCATCTAATGTACCATCTAATATTCAATCTAATGTACCATCTAATATTTCATCAGATATTGATAAACAATTGGGAAATATTCAAACTAATTTTAAAGTAATTAAAACGACTAATATCAAATTAAATTGTCAAAATGTGAATGAAAGACATGAAATAATAAATAATATTGAAACAAGTGAAAAATTAATTGATAAAGTAGATAATAATATTGAGTTTAAAAATAATAATGCATTCGATGATATAAATGATATAAAATCATTTGAACATTTGGATCCAAATAAAGAGACAAATGAAAATGAATATTATATAACAACATTTAGGGAAGTTAGGAATGATATTATTAATGATAAAATTAATTTTAAAACATTATATGAGAACTACAACGAACAAATAATTAAAAAATTTGCTGAGTATTTAAATTTGGAATATATTAATAAAGAACAAACAGCACAATCGATAATTAATATAATAAAATTATCAAAAGTGCAACCAATAAATCCGTCATATTATAAACAAAAAAATTATTGTGAAAAAAAATTATCAACAGAAAAAGTACCATCATTATTCAAAATTTTTAAAGAAAATATGAATAATGATCGTTTTATAGTCAATACCTATATAACATATATAAAAATATCGGATATTCATTTAAATGTTAGATATTATAAATTTATTGACAGTAAATTTTATGACATAACAGAAAAACAATTTGAAATATCATTTATCAAACATCTTTTTTTAAAACAAAATAACACGTTTAATTTATTTAATAATAATGATTTTGATGAATTTTTTCATTTATTATACAAAATTTGTTTCGCATTACATACGGAAATTATTAAAAGCAAAGAATATAGAGATATTATGATTAACACAACATTAATCGAGTTAGATAAATTTTTAAATATAGCAAGTAACAAAATATTAATCACAAATATAATCGATAAAAATAATATTGATTTGTTAAGTTGGTTAGGGTTAATAAGTAAACCAAAATAGTTATTCAATAACAATTTTTAATTATTAACTAATTTTAATTTATATCAAATTGTTGGTCATAAATTAAAATTAAATATATTAACATAATATTATATAAATGCAAATTGAGTGCCCATTAAATTCAAATAAGCAATACATAATTCCGTTAATGAGAGTTTTATTTCGACATTGTCGAAATAAAACTGCATTAACGCTTGCTGCAGAATTTAAGACATGTCTTAAATTCTCTCAGCAACCGACAACATCATGGTTAAATCCAGTTCATAAATTAATGACAGAAGATATTAGTTCAAAAGGATTAATAATGTTATCGAAATATATGAATACACATGATGTTATTGTTAAAATTACTAAAAATTCAGATTATAAAAAAGTAAAATCAATCAATAATGCTATTAGAGGACTAACTAATTTTCCAGCTGTATTTTGCGTTATATCTTGTTTAGAATCAGATATAAATTTAGAATCTGAATATAAAAATATTAGCGGGTATTGTGAACGATCAAATGATTCAAATACTGAAATTATACTTGAAATTATGAAACAATATAAACATTCGTTATTAACATACAAAGAAAAATTTAACCTAATTAATATTAAGCCATTATTACATCAAATATTGTTAGCACAACTGAATGCATTTGAAAAAATAGGATTTTTACATAATGATATTCATTTAGGAAATATATTGTTAGATTTTAAGCAAGAAAAAGAAATTGAACTTAAATATAATTTCGACAAAACAAATTATATGATCAAAACTCAACGAGTTATTATTTTAATGGATTTTGATAAATCTATAATAATGGATCCATTGAATGGTATTGAACATGACAAATATGATTATGATATTAATATTGATAAAATGACATATCCACCTTTAAATTTGAATAATAGGATATATGCGAATATTATTAAAACATTATATAGTTTTTTAAGATTAATTAATTTGAATGAACAAAATAAAATGAGACAAATTATTGAAACAATTGAAAAAGATAAAATAGAAGATTATGGAGGAACAGAACATAGTTTAATGAATTCATTATATAATAAATCGAGATCATATCCTGAATATGTGAATGAATCGATACATAATATGATACAAATGTTGAATGTGTTTTGGCATGAATTATATGATGAATATTTATTTCCAAAATATACATTACAAAAATCATAAAATAACACGATTAATCATTTTATTATACGTCAGATGTGAAATAATTTAAAAATAATTAATCATTTATAAAATATACATGTTTAAACTTTTATAATTTTCTTGCACAAATATTAACAAAATATTGAATTTTTGATTTATAACTTACTAACATAATAATAATCATCATAACATATGAATAATACTTATTCTTATTTAATTGCTGAACGGTTTAATGATTTATTAAATTCTGGTTTGTTTGTTGAGCAACTTGACAATTTTCAGTTGGCTAAAATTTTTGAATATTATACTTCAATTAAATTATCAGAAATTTATAATCAAAATTTTTATGTTTATGATGATATTGACCCAATTTTTAAAGAAGATAATCGCATGTCAAAGCGTGATACTGGAATTGATGCATCAAATTTAATTGACACAATTGTACAATGTAAATTACGTAAAAATTCATTAAATCTAACTGAATGTTCAACATTCTTTGCTTCTCAAGTTCAATTTTCAAAAGAATTAAATGAACCTTTTGTTAGATGGAAAAAAATGTTTATTGCTCGTAATTCTGATTCTGTTTTATCCGAAAATTTACAAGAAAAATTAGATTTCCGATTATTTGATGATTATAAATTCGATAAATTAGAAATGCTTAATTATTGTAAAAACCTTTTAATTAATTTCAAACCAAATATTGAACCAGTAATGACAAAAAAAGTTAAGATCATACAAAAATGTAAAGGCAAAATAATATCAGAAAAAATCATCGAAAAAAATATCATCACACCTATCACGTTAAGAGATTATCAAGAAAAAGCTATTAACGTAATTAATAATAATCAAAACGTAATTATTAACCTACCTACAGCAACAGGAAAAAATATAATAATTATGTTTTCGTTCAAACCAAATCATAAATATCTTATACTAGTTCCAAGAATTATATTAATGGAACAACTTAATGACAAAATTATTAAATATAAACCCGAATATGAAAATAAAATACAAATGATTGGTGATGGAAATAATAATTTTAATGAAGATAAAGAAATTACTATTTGTGTCTATAATTCAGTTGACATTATTGAAAAATATTACGATAAATTTGACAAAATATTTATTGATGAAGCTCATCATATAAATAAACCGGAAATTTATAAATTAAATGAAGAGTTTATTGATACAGATGATAAATCAATAAATGAATCATCAAATGAATCAATAGATGAATCAAATGATGAAATAAATGATGAAATAAATGATGAAATAAATGATGAACTAATTAATGAACCAATTAATGAACTAATTAATGAACTAATTAATGAACCAATTAATGAACCAAGTAATGAACTAATTAATGAACCAATTAATGAACCAAGTAATGAACAATTTAATCAAAATATAATTAAAATAGACTTAAATGACATATTAACTAATCATAATTTATCAAAACATATAAATAATGTAACTAAAAACTTAACTAATGATAATGAAGATGAATTTCAAGACAATAATAATTTTATTGATATTATTAGAAGTTTGACTAAATACAATAATAATGTATATTTATCTGCGACAATTGATGAAACTAATGGATTCGAATATTATAAAAAAGATATTAGAGATATGATTAATTTGGGTTATCTTTGTGATTATACAGTACATATTCCTATATTTTCAGATGATCCAAATAATAAAAAAATATGCGAATATTTGATACGTAATTATAGAACTATTATTATTTATTGTAATAGTTGTAAAGAAGGTAAACAAATTAAAGATATTTTTAATGAATTACGAAAAGGATCTGCCGAGTATGTGGATTGTTATACAAATAAAATAACAAGAAAAAACATAATCAAACAATTTAAAGAAGGTAGATTACCATTTTTAATAAATGTTAGAATATTAACAGAAGGATTTGATGCAAAAATAACACAAGGAGTATGTTTTTTACATATGCCTTCTAATAAAACAACAATTATACAAATTATGGGAAGAGCATTAAGATTACATCCAAATAAAAAATATGCAAATATAATATTACCATACGGAATAAAAGAGGATGAAACGAACATAAATAAATTTTTGAAAATATTAGCAAGTAATGACAGCCAAATTAAAAAATCATTTTGTGAAAAGAAAATTGGAGGTTATATAAATATTGATAATAATAATGATGATATTTACGATGAAGTAGTTGAGTTTAGATATGAACAAATTTATTCGTCATTGGGTCAATTGTTAAATGGAGAAGACATATGGATGCAAAAATTAGATTTAGTTAAAAAATATATAGATGAAAATCATAAAAGACCATCACAAATTAACAAAAATAAAGAAATTAAAATTTTGGGTATGTGGATATCAAAACAAATTGAAAATTGTAAAATACGGAAAAAAATTATGAAAAATGAAAAAATATATAATAAATGGATAGAATTTATAAATGATCCAACATATAAAATATATTTTGAACATAATATGTTATGGTATACTAATTTAGAAAAAGTTAAACAATATATTGACACAAATAATAAAAGACCATCACATCGTGATAAAAATAAAGAAATTATATATTTAGGTAGTTGGTTACATATTCAAGTCACAAATAGTAAAACGCGCAAACGAATTATGGAAAATAATGAAATATATAATAAATGGATAGAATTTATAAATGATCCCAAATATAGCTTATTTTTTGAACCGTATGACACATTATGGTATACTAATTTAGAAAAAGTAAAACAATATATAAATAAATATAATAAACGACCTTCAAAACACGATAAAAATAAAGAAACAAAATTTTTAGGTGATTGGTTATCAACTCAATTTGAAAATAGTAAAGTACGTAAACATATTATGGAAAAAAAAGAAATATATGATAAATGGACAGAATTTATAAACGATATTAAATATAAATCATATTTTGAATCAAATGATGTGATATGGAATAGCAATTTAGAAAAAGTTAAACAATATATTGATACAAATAATAAAAGACCATCACAATGTGATAAAAATAAAGAAATTAAATTTTTAGGTGAGTGGTTATCAACTCAAATTAAAAATAGTAAAATACGTAAACAAATTATGGAAAAAGAAGAAATATATAACAAATGGACAGAATTTATAAATGATATTAAATACAAATCATATTTTAATAAACAAATAATACCAACTATTTAAATATATGGTTGTGATGTTCCTAGATCAGCTTTTGGTAATTCAGTGTAATTATAATCGCCATTAAGCATATGTCCAGTTATTTTTACATCGTTTGGAATATCAGTTATGCGTTTTATATTTGAATTTGTATCTAAAATTGGTACTTTAATATCTGATATTTTATTTGATGATGTAACATAAAATTCGCCGACATCTGAATTTGGATATTTTGACCGACCATATAATATTAACGTATTATCAATTGTTGCATTTGTATTATTTTTTGGTGTCAAATAACCTAAAGGATGATATGTATCTGGTGGTCCTCTTGTTTGGAGCCCAAATAAATCCGGCTGTTGATGTATAAAGTTCATTAATAAATCAAATTGAGGTCTCTCTGTTCTTCCAATTGGTGGATAAAGTTTATTATTTAATACTTGACTGTCGCGCGTATAAACAGGATCAACCAATGGTTGTTGTAGCTGTACTTGTGGTTGATGCGTAGGATAGCTTAAACTAATCAATGGACGAGATGGTTTCATCATATTAACTGGTCCTTCATTAGGATCTAAAGAATTATCATTAATAGGTTCTTCATTTATATTGTTGACGGATTTTTTAGAAACGTTGGCAGGTACATCGACAGATGGAATATGTGGGTTATCTAATTTTTCGATAGTTTTTATGTTATTATTATTTAATTTTTTTTCCAGATCATGAATACGTTTTTCTTGGTGTTTAATAATTTTTTTAATATGTTTTTTTGAATCAGAATTATATGTTTTGTTACGTTTTTTTAAATTTGCCAATATGAGACACACAATAATAAAACCAATTGTGATAAATAATATATAACTACTATTTGTTGAACTTAAATTTGTTGGTATCATTTTTATATTATAAGTTTAGAATTTAATTGTATTTCTTATCATATAAATATATGGAAACAGAAATAAATCGAAATACCATAATCGGACATATTGCCGGATTATCAGATGAGTATAAACAAATATTTTATAAATTTATAAAAAAATCACAACTATTTAATAAAATAAAAATTATTGATGTTGATAATATAACAGATATAATATTAGATGATACAATAATGGCGACATTATTTTCTAAATTTGAGCAAAACAACAAAAAATCAAAAGATTTAAACTTATCAAATTTAGAAAATAAGACAGCATTAAGTAAAGCAAAATTAATAGAAAAAAAAATGATAAGATATTGGAAAGTTAAGATGGAATATTATATTAATAAAATAATTGACAACAGTGATAAAAAAATAATATTAATCGGTAATTTAAGTTTTTATAAAAATCCAAAAATTTATATTAACTTAAATATTACACCTAAATTTTTTGTTAAAGATAATCCAATAGATCGAGCTAAATCAATTGTTAGATATAATTTAGATCACTCGAGAGAAGAAATTATTAATGGTGAATTCGATCTTAGTTATCTTGATATAAATTTTTTGATTAAAAAAAGAGCACAGTTACAGAATATTCATACTAAAATAAATTATTGTGTTATGAGTTTACCTTCGATTATAAATACAATTGAGTTATATGATCAAATTAAAATACCTGATCGGTTATATTATGCATCGTTTATTAAATATGACAAAAAAATACCTGTATTGACGAATAATATACAGGTATATTCAGAGGAATGGTTAGCATTAAGTTCAATATTAACATCAATTGACAGTATGAATAAAATAAATGATATAACAAATACGATTGTTGAGAAAGGTAATAATAACGGAAAAGAATATATTAGACCAACAAAAGAACAAATAATTAAATTATCATCGACAGGATATATATATGAAATATTATCGACAGAAAATTTTCTTCCATTTCCGGCAAAAAAGAGTGTGTATAAATATTTTACTGTCAAGCCAGTAAAAATTAATAGATTTTTGCGTGTCAATAATGTTTTAGATAAAATTAAAGAATTGGGAATAGAGGTGAATGTTATTTAAACATATTGTATCTATAATTATAAATATATTTATGAGCGATAAATTTACTTTTATACAAATAAAACCAACAACACGTAAAAATGTGTCTGATATTATTATTGATAATGTCACTAAAATTATTAATTCAAAACATCTTGTTTATTGGAACGAAGATGTTAAAAATTTAATAGATGATCTAAATGATCATATCATATTACATAAGGAAATTGATCCTGTCTTGTATATCGATAATTTTTTCAAATCACATATTAGGGGTAACACAAATGTCGATTCATTTTATAATGTGATACCATTTGATATAATATCTGAAGAAAATAAATATGTAATTATGTTCACAAATAATATAATAAATACATCATCATATTTAAATGAATTATCAGAAAATGATAAAAATAATTTATTTAATCCAATTGCATCATCATTAATTAAATATTATAGTAACAATGTTGCTATTTTTGATGATATTTTTATTTTATCGATATCAAAAAAATATTACGATGAAATTAATAAAATTGGAACGTGTAATTTTAAAGAATTAAAAGATATATATTATGATTATAATCCTTTTAATATGTTACAATCATATGCACGTCTATATTTTATTAAGATATATATAAAACAAATGAACGATACGATGTATTATTCGAGAGAAATTTTAGATAATTATGTTAAAAATAATAAATATAAATTATCAAATAATATAATCGAGTTATGTCATGAAAATTTAATTTTATATATTAAATGTTGTGGACTTTTACCTAATTCACATCAAGATATAATGAGTGGAATTAATATAAATCAAAGTACACAAATTAAAAATGAAAATGTCGGAACATTTTATTTGACAGATATTACTGAAGAAGATATAAAAAAAATAATTTAATTGTTTATTTAATGATAAAGAAAATATAATCAATTAAATATATAAAATGAATAATCAAGAAAATCAACTTAATCAAAATATATCGACCATTTTCGATAATGCAATGTCCGAAAATGTATCTGCAAATGGAGCTCCAAGAGGATCTACTAGTTTAGATGCACTTCGGAAAAATATTAATCACACACAAACACAGCAACCTAATAATATTAACGAACAAAATTTAAAAAATAATCAAAATCAAGACCCAAATCAATATCAATTCCAAAAACAAGAACAACCCATCAAAAGAATACAACAACCTATCAAAAGAATACAACAACCTATCAAAAATATATTTAAACCCATATTCAAACCTAAATTAAAACCTAAATTAAAACAAGTTAGACAAGTCGAAAAAAACATACAACAAAAAACTACACAAAAAGTTAAACCAAAATTAAAATCTAAAATTATACGAAAAGTTCATAAAAATAAAATTAATTTAAATGATATATCGAAAAAATCAATAGTCGCAGCTTGTTTATTTATAATATTATCAATACCACAGTTTTTAAATATGATTACAAAATTTTTACCAACTAAAACTATAACTGATTCGTATAAAAGTTTATTATTAAGAGCATTATTATTTGCTATTTTGTATGTTATTATTTTGTATTATTTAAATTAATATGTTCGTATTATAATTTATAAAATTTGTATGATATTATATTGAGTTTGTATGTGTTTTTTTTATAATTTGTTATAATAAAAAAAGTCACAGTCGATTGGATATGACATTTTATATACGCGTTTTGGCAATTTAAGATTGTTATCAATTTGATAACAATCTTAAATTGCCAAAACGCATATATAAAAAATTGAAACCACTACGTTATGATAATTATTTTATACTTAATACTCAAACTAGTTCGAGCATTAAGTATAAAAAATTGAAACCACTACGTTATGATAATTATTTTATACTTAATACTCGAACTAGTTTGAGCATTAAGTATAAAAAATTGAATAAAATAATGTTATAAGTATTAAGAAATATATTAAATAATAATAATAATAAAATGAGTTCTCCTTTAACAGATTTGTTTAATGTAGTACAAACATCAAAACAAGATATTGTTATGAAAGACAGTTCGATTGATTATATTAAAAATCTATTTAAGGTTATAGATATAACTAGATTGAATATTGATTGGGCAAAATATTTATATATATTTTATAAAAATAAGCTAACTTTTGGAAAGGAACAAGAAAAAGAAATTAACAAAAAAATTTTAAATATATTGACTAATAAAGAAATTGAAGAATCTGAAATAGATGAATTAACAAATCCGATTAAAACGATAATGATTGAACAAGAAAAATTAAATCATCTTAATAGATTTTTCCATATAAATATGCTATTTGAGAAAATTAATGAACTTAATATTTCATACAATCAAGCATTAAATTATCAAGATTATACTTTAATAAAATGTCAAAATTGTTATTTATATTTAATTACAAATTCAAAATATGATAATATTATTAAACATTGGTTTAATGGTATTTTTTGTAGTGTATCATTAAATGGTGAAAATAAATCAAAATATCATAAAGGTATTGAAATATTAAAAAATTATTTAACAAAAAAAGATGAGATTTATAATAATTATGTTAGCCATAATGCGACAATTGATAAATTTATTGATATTTATGCTGATTGGAGTTTATCATATTTAAATGAAAAATATAATAAATTAATATTAACATTTGAAGAAATTTTTGAAAAGTTGATTGATATTGATCAAATTAACAAAATTTTTATCGAAGAAGTTGATAGAAATATATATATGAAAAAAGTTATTATAGGACTGATACCTTGTTTGAGAAAATATTATGATGATATTTTCGAAAATAATAAAGTTGTTGATAATAATGTTATTGACAAGCTTAATATGGTTGATTTGAACGAATACGAATATAAAAACATTACATTAGAATTTTGTAAAAAATGGGTACAAAATATTAAAAATCAAATTATTGCTAAAAATTATTGTAATTCTCAACTATTTTATAATTTATTAAAAATATGTCCCATAATAAAATATTTCAGATCTGGAATTAATAAATCTGATGAAATAATTAAATGTTTATCTGAAATATATAATATTGATAAAAATTTAATTGGTTATGTATTGACTGGATTAAATACTGTAATTAAAACAACATATAATCAAATTATCAAAAATAAAGAAATAATATTATCAAATGAAATAATGCAAACGCTACAATTAATATCATTATATGATAATAAAGATTTCTTATGGTTACAATATTTTAAAAATATTTTGTCACGTATCAATAATTTAATAAAAAAACATCGTATTAGTTCAAATATTATTACATATGAATTTGATATATATAATTATTTAATTAAATGTGATTGTCAGGCATTTTCAGAAAAAACAAAATCATTACTGAATAATATTAAAGATAGTGTCGAAAATTGTGAATATATCCATAATTGCAACATTAATTATATCGATGAAAACGGAAATAAAAAATTAGTCAACAATGTTTGGTCAAACCCTGATATTCATAATGTTGATTATATGATTATTGATAAATATTTATGGAATTTATATGATGATAGTAAACAAAAAAATGTATTAATCGATGAATCTGTATATCCATCAGATATTGAAATTTACAAATCAGTCGGAAAAACTTATTATGGGATTATATCTGAAACAAAATCATTGGAATGGGATATTGATAACTCGATAATAAATTATAATATGAACGACGTGACATTAATATCGAAGGTTGTTCAATATATTATTCTAACGACAATCGCAAATAATAAATTCGATATTAAAACATTAATTAATTTTGTGATAAATAAATCAAATAAAGAAACAAATACAAATATTGAAGAATCAAAAAAATATGTTGAGTCATATGTGAATAATATGATTGATAAAAATATTATTAAATTTGATAACATACTTACAATAAACATGGAATATATTGAAAAAATGAAAAATCAAATTATAGATTTAAGTTCATTTGTTCCAATCATTAATGTTGTCAAAATTGAGTTAAAACAATCTTCACCAGAACAAAAAAATAACGAATTAATTACAAAAGAAGAAAATCCAGAATATATATCGTATTTGAGAACATTAATGTTAGTTAAATTATTTAAAACACATTCAAAGAAAATTTATCCATCAGAAACTATTATTAATTCACTCAATAATCATATTAATAAATTTATTGACAATATTAAAGCCAATAAAATACTATCAGAACAAATTAAAAATTTAACCAAAGTATCAAAAGAACAATTACAGAAAGAACTTGATAGTTTAGAAAAACGAGATATTATTGAAAAAACCACAAAAAATCAAATTACAGGTTATATTTATGTACCATAAAATTATCATATTTTGTTTATTATATCAATTATATTATATTTAATGCTCTAACGAGTTAGAGCATTAAACATAAAAAATTGAAAAACATATTTATTAATTAAGTAAGTTATAATTGATATAATAATATTAAATATGAATAAGTCAATGATAGATAAAGATATAAACGATTCAAATGATATTGATGAAATTGATACTGAGAAGCTAGAACGACAATTAATGAAAAAATTTAATACAATTGAAAATAGTGTACATGATGCAATGACTAATAATATATTTTGTCCAAATATTGAGAATTTAAATACACGATTTAATGGTGAAATTAATACTAACATTTTATACAAAACTTTTGGTAATCCTTTTATTGTCTGCATTAAAGATACTTCAAATTTCGAATCTTATTTTTACAACAAAATTATTTCTGAACATCAAATGAATGAACTTATAAACTCAATTGTGATTATTCCGATTACGTACAAAATTATTAATTGTTCTACTCTTAAATATTTATCTTGTGTTAGTAGTCATATTTTTAATTCATTAGATGTATTTGATAAATATGGAATAAAAATAACATCATCATCTGATGTTTTATTATGTTCTTTACTGAGATTCAAACATACGAATGTAATAAAATATTTAAAACAATTTGAAGGAGTAAGTAATTTTATAGATTTGTATAACGCATTATTGATGAACGAATATTTAGGACAACCAAATAAAACTTCAACAATACGACAAAATCGTATTCAAATGATTTGTAATATGTCAGAATCTAATTATTACACGATTTATAACAATTGCCAACTTAATATAACACAAAAATTTAAAGCAAGAAGATTTAATCTAGCATTATCACAACGATTAGCAGATCAAACAGTTCAGACAGTTCTTAAACATTTATCTGAATCAAAAGAAGATGAAAATAATTATCTTGCGTTTCTATTTAAAAAATCAAATTATCTTGATGCTTCATCAGCAATTAATAATAATGGATATAAATTATATAGAATTACAAATAATCCGTTAATGGAAATGTTAAGTAATGAACATTTTAATTCGTTATATGATAAGTTAACATATCAAGAAAAGTATTATTTAATTATGAATGGTATGATATCAAAAGATTTGTGTCATTTAATTATTAACAATAAATATATACTTAATGAGATTTTAAATGTCAAAGATCCAAAAGGTTATACATTGATGAATAAATATGGTCAGCTAATTCGATATTTATTTGGTTATGCATGGTTAACTATGTATATGGAAGAATCTATTAAACGTGGATATGTGACAAATAAGGATCGATTTATTTTTGATATTGAAACGGCGTCAATGTTACCTTATTTTCCATATTCGCCAAAGAATTTACACATATGTCCATATATTCCGATTTTGGTAGAAAATAATACGATATGCGCGGAGAAAAATATTTTAGGTGTCGAACAATATATTTTTAATAGTAAAGATCCAGAATATATTAAAAACACAAGGTATGGAGTTTGTGACAAAGAAACATTTATTAAACGATTTAATATGTTTGTATCTGGTGATGATAATAATAATATTATGAAAGACATAAATTGGAATAATTTAGCTGTAAGTGGAAGTATCATGGCATGTTGTCTTCCAAATTTGAATAGTTTAATGTGTAATTTTATTAAAAGTAAACAAAATTTTACAGTCGATTTTGTTAGTTATGTGAAACAATATTATAAAGAATCTGATATTGATGTTATGTGTAATTTACAAAATATATATGAATTTATTGATAAAATATATGAATTTAGTAATAAAATCACACAAAATATAAAAGATATTAAAAATATTAAGTCCGATGTTGATATATGTAATATAATTTCAAACAAAACTGTCGCAATAATGATAAATAAATCTTTTATAAATAATTATATTTGTAAAGAAACAGGGTTAGATTTTATAAAAATATTATCAGATATAAATGCTCCAGTTATTAAGTCAGTAGTTTATAATTATTATATTAAATGGCATAAAGAATATCTTATCAAATCAGCAAAAGAAAATATAAACAATTTTATTAACCCAAAATATCATGACATTTTTATTCCAGTTACGATGGAAAATATTAATATCGTATTTGTCAAATCACAAAAAGATATAAACGAAGAAAAAAATGAAAATAAAATTGATGAAAATAAAATTGATGAAAATAAAGTTGAACAAATTGGCAATATAAAATTAGAAGAAGAAGATAAAGAATTTGAACAAGAAAGAAAAATATCTTCAGAAAATGAGCAAGAAGATAATACCAAAGAATATGACGTACCAAATAATATAATATTTATACCAAAAATTAATTTCAAGTTTAGATTATCTTCACCTTATCTTTCTCATTGTTTCGAATTTTTCCAAACGAAATTCCCAGAATTTTTTTCAACTGTTTCTCGTTTCCATCTACCTATTGTTAGATCTTATTATGATGGTAATAATATATATATCACACCATCATGTATATCAGCATGTATGACATTATTAAATTTTGATTATAAGTATTTTGCTGGGTCGAGAGATCCGATTGAAATTATTAATAAATATAGGATGAGAGGTTTCGGAACAATATTAAATGATCATGAGATTATAAGATTAATTGAATATTCAGACCTTATTCCAAAATGGAAACAAGCATATGATCTTAACATTAAATCTAACACATCAATTGTGAAAATATTAGGACATTTAAATATTAATGATCACTTATTTAATACGCCCCAAATAACAGAATTCGAACATTTATATCATCATGATCATGTAAAATTACCAGATGATCTTAATAGTTTAATTGATGTTATTCGCAAGTTATATAACACAACAGATATTAATGGATTATTTAATATGTCAAAAATTATGACAATTAATAATTTTGGTTATGTTGAACCAGTTAAAAAATGGTTAATTAATGCTTTTTTTGATAGTATGTTTAATAATGTTGAGACAATTAATAAATATAATATAATAATGGAAGAAGTTGATTAATATTTTTTTATAACCAGAATAAATATTTATTATAAAAAAAATGAATTTTTTTATAATTACACAATAACCATATAAACAAATATAAATATTATATTATAATCATTTTATATGACGTTTAAAATACCCAAAAATTATGACATAACATTATTAACTGAAAAACAAAAAGATGAATTATGTATTGCTATTACTCAAAACATAAATGAATATATGTCTTCAAATCGATTACAATCAAAATACAAGGATCAATTTATGTTGGATAAATATTTAGACATCAGATATAATTTAATTAATTCTGAAAGTTTATTAGATAAAGTTAATACAGATATTATAACTATTAGTTCTTTACCATGGTTAGAGCCTTATAAATTAGATGATAAATTATGGAAAGCATTAATCGAAAAAAGAAATCGAAATAAAGAAACTAAAGAAAAAATGGCTACAGTAAATATATTTAAATGTCGTAAATGTGGAGAAATGAAATGTACAACTTATCAATTACAGACTGCAAGTATTGATGAACCAATGACTACATATATTAGATGTACAGTATGTGGGAATCAATGGAAAGTATAAATAATAAATAATATATAAAAAAATTGATTTGTTTAAAGGTTACGTATCATAAGTATATATATATCGATATAATATATTGTAATATGGAACAACAAAAAAATAACAATTTTGATGAAGTTGAAACTAAATTTTCAAAATCATGGAATAACTTAAATGAAGAACCAAACAAAGAAAAAATAGAACATATTGATCTTAATGTACTATTACATAAACAAAAAAATGTTGAAGCAAGTGTTAATTTGGAAGATGAATTTGCTGAAACATGGAATCAAGAAAATACGAACGAGATACAAATAAATGAAAAAAAATTAGAAAAAGAATCAGAAAAAAAATTAGAAAATGATCCAGAAAAAATAAGTAATATTAATCCGATTAAAATTGAACAACTAAAACAACAAGGAATTGATATGTTAAATGATTTTAAACACAAAGGAATCGAAGTGAATGGAATAAATGAGACGATGATTATTAAAGAATGGGATGATATATATTATTTAAATTGTAATAACAACAAATCATATATTAAATCAGTAATTAGTTCTATTTTGGATTATGGTTTTGAAACTCCAAGACCAATTCAATGTGCGACGATTGGAAGAATTGCAAAAGGTGGAGATATGATTACACAAGCAAAAGCAGGGAATGGAAAAACTGCAGCATTCGTAATTGGTTCAGTATTAAGAATTGATCCGACATTACATAGTACACAATTATTAATTTTATCACCAACACAATTATTAACTGATCAGACAATGGAAGTTGTCAAAAATTTAACAAAAAATACTGGTTTGATTGTTCATTGTTATAGGGGTGGTTTATATCAACCACGAAATGGAATGATACCACAAATTGTTGTTGGATGCCCAGGAAGAATAAATGATATGATTAAACATAAAAGAATTAATTTGAACAACCTTCAAACATTAATATTAGACGAAGGAGATGAATTACTTAAACAAGGTTTTAGGGAACAAATTAAAACAATTATTGAACATCTTGCGTTTAATGTTCAAATTTGTATTTTTTCTGCTACTTTACCAAAAGGTATTCTTGAATTATCAACAAAATTTATGAGAGATCCAGCTTATGTTATTCTTCCAGAAAATCAAGTTATCACTGAACTTGTAACACAATGGTATGTTAGATGTACGAATTTATCAGATAAAGATGGATGTGTTATTGATGCAATTGAAACAAATCCGAAAGATATTATTATAGTATTTTTTAATAGTTGTACGAGATTACAAAAATTCAGTCAAATATTGAAGTCATATAAAAATCCGATACAACATTTATGTATTCATAGTAGAATGGAACCATCTGAAAGAGATAAGTCAATATATGATTTTATTAATGGAAAAAGTAAAATATTATTAGCATCTGATATTGCTGCGAGAGGTTTAGATTTTACTTGTGTGACTCTTGTAATAAATTATGATATTCCATGTGATATAGAAACTTATGTTCATCGTATTGGAAGATCAGGAAGAGGTGATAGATTAGGAAATTCAATAACATTAGTAATGACAGAAGAAGATTATAAAAGAATGATGTTTATTGTTGATATACACGGAATTCCAATCAAAGTTTTAAAAACAATTAAAATGGAATCGAAACCAAGTTTACATCCGTTAAGTTCAACAGTTCATCAACCGATCAAAGAAAAATAAATTTTATTTATGATTATAAACAAATTAATTATTTAATTAAATTGTTTATAATATTTTTATGAACTAAATAATATAACTAATGTCCAAAGATAAATTCGACTTTATGAGGGAAAAAGATATCAATATTGTTAAAGAAAATGTTAATGTTATTATAGAAAAAGCACATAACAAAGAAATTCAAATTATTGAACCTGTTTTAGAAGAATTTAAATCAGTAAAATCTGTTATATTAAATTTCATAAAAAAAGAAAAACGTATTATTTATGGTGGATATGCTTGGAATGCACTTATTTCAAAAGTATCTCCTAAAGATGCATTTTATAAAGAAACTGATTATACTGATGTTGAATTTTATTCTAACAAACCTATTGAAGACATGAAAAAACTATGCGATATTTTAGATTCAAAAGGTTTTAAATATATTCAAGGTAAAAGTGCTCAACACGAAGATACGTATACAATATTTGTTAATTTTACTGGATATTGTGATATAACTTATGTACCATCAAATATATTTTACAGTATGATGACAGAAACTATTAATGGTTTTAAATTTGTGCACCCAAAATTCGTTATGGTTGATATTTTACGACAATATAATGACCCAATAATAAGTTATCGGCGTCTAGATAAAAATATTATAAGAGGTCAATTAATGATGAAATATTATCCATTTGAGTTATCAACAAATATTATCGAAATGCCAACATTAAGTACAGAAGCAACTCAATTAGTTGATTATATAATTCCTAATTTAGTTAAATCAAAATCAATTTTATTTATCGGAAAAATTGCTTTAAATGCATTCGCAACTCCAAATAAAAATATATCAGAACAAACAACAACATATAGCAACAATGTTATAGAACTTATTTCAACAAATTTATCAAAAGATGTATCAGTTTTATACAATATAATATTAAAATATTTCATAGAAAATAAAAAATCAGAAGAATTTAATGATAAAATATTATTAGAACAATATTATCCATTTTTTCAATTTACAGATAAAAAAGCAGTATTTAAATATAATGGTTCTCCATTTTTAATAATTTATGGAAATAATGAAAAATGTATACCTTTTATAAATATAAATTTTTCTTTTAAAAATAACAATTATGAAATCAAAATTGGTACATTTAATGTTGTTTTTATGTTCGAACTAATTAAATATCATTATGCTTATATTAACAATGATAAACATAATCAAAACTTACAAGATTACATTATGTATAAACTAATCGAATATAGAAATAGCTTTCTTGAAGAAAACAAAAAAACTATTCTTGATGAGACTATTTTCGAAGATTTTAAAGTTGATTGTTTCGGTACGCCGATGTCACCAGTGAGAAAATATATGCTTAGTAGACGAGATAGAAAATTAATGCCAAAATCTTCTATTTATCCGTACGATCCAAAAGAACAAAAATATAATTATCAAACAGAATCTTATTATTTTAGTAACTATTCGGGAAATATTATTAATAACCCTAGAGACCTTATATTTAATCCTAAAAAAGATTAATATTTTATAACGTCTTGTCAGATTCTAAATGTACATCATCGCCGACATCATTATTTACATCATTATTTACATCATTATTTACATCATTATTTACATCATTATTTACATCATTATTTACATCATTATTTACATCATTAATATCATCATTAACATCATCATTTATTTGTTCATTTTCGTTTTGCTCATCAATTATTTCGTCAGAATTTTTATTTGAGAGACATTTAATTATACAAAAAATTAGTGAACAAATAAAAAATAATAAAGACACAAAACAAAGAATAATCATTATTTAGTATTTAATATATAATATATAATATATTATAAATAATCTTTAAGTTTATTTTAAATTTAATTATTATATTTTTTAAAAATATAATAATTGTTATTATGTGTATTAACAAAAATTTGATAAAAATAATTAAAGGTAGCATAAGAATATAAAAAATAAATATATATATAAAACAAATGACAGAAGAGATTATTGTACCGTATAATATTAACAATGTTTTAATAACAAGTGACGATATTAAAATATTGTTTAAAAAATTTGACATGGATATTCAAGTTAAAGATATTGAATTATATAGATTAGCGTTAACTCATAAGTCATATATTATATCTGAATATACAAATTATAATGCTATTGCACTTAAAAATATTAAAGAATCAATGGGTCCGAATATTGTTGAACTAAGACAAGAATCATATGAACGTTTAGAACATTATGGCGATACTGTTATTAAAAAAATTATTGCTGGATATTTGTTTAAACGATATTATAAAGAAGATGAAGGTTTTTTAACAAAAACTAAAACGAAGATTGAAGATAAGAAATCTCTTGCTGTTTATGCTCGTAAACTTGGAATTGATAATTTTATACTAATGTCCAAACAAAACGAAGAAGCGGGAAGTAGAGACGCAAATAAATTTTTGGAAGATACATTTGAAGCATTTATTGGAGCATTAGATTTTGATCAAGGTGGTGAATTTAGTAAAACATTTTTTACTAAATTTTTAGAAACTGAAGTTGATTATGCGGAAATATTATATATTGATACAAATTTCAAAGAAATATTACAAAAATTTTATCATCAAAATGGTTGGAGTCATCCTGATTACAAACCAATATCAGAAGAAATTGTCAATGGTAAACGATTATTTACTGTTGCAGTATTAGATGCTTATAATAATGAAATTATACAAGCACAAGAAACATCTAAACCAAAAGCAGAAAAAAAAGCAGCTATGTTAACTTTATTAAAATATGGTCAATTATATCCGGATCAAATAGTAACTGATTTTGATAGCTAAAAAATATATAAAGCATATATTTCTAATTTCAAAAGTTTATTTATTTATCATATTATATATTATATATTATTCATACAATGAAAAAAACAGAAGAATATAAAGGAGGATTATATCCTGATTTAAAAATTAACGGAAGATTATTTCCTTTATGGATCTTAAAAAATTTTAAAAAATATAAATTAGATCCCATAATTAAAAAAGAAGGTGAAGATCCATGTAATATGTCCACTCCATCAGGCACTAAGGAGCTTAGAAAATATCAACAATTTATTGGTTCTTATCTTGATTATCGATCTCCTTTTCGTGATATTTTAATTTATCATGGACTTGGATCTGGAAAAACTGCAAATGTGATTAATGTGTATAACATGTTATATAATTATAATCCGAACTGGAATATTTTTATACTTATTAAGGCATCGTTAAAAAATGATCCTTGGTTAAAAGATATTAGGGAATGGTTAGAGAAAAAAGATTTCGATAATCGTATGAACAATATTAAATTTATTCATTATGATTCTCCTCATGCTGACAAAAATTTTATCGAAGCTGTTAAAAGTGCTGATATTCAAAAAAAAAATATTTATATAATAGACGAGGCTCATAATTTTATAAGAAATGTATACAATAATATTACTTCCAAACAAGGCAGACGTGCATATACAATATATGATTATATCCAAAAAGAAAAAAAAGAAAATTCGAACTCTCGAGTAATATTACTTTCTGGTACTCCGGCTGTTAATTCACCATTCGAGCTTGCTTTAATGTTTAATTTATTACGTCCTGATACATTTCCGATGTCGGAAACTCATTTTAATGAAATATACATAACGGAAGGTAAATTTCAATCATTAAGCTCAGAAAATAAAAATATGTTTCAAAGACGAATAATGGGATTAGTATCATATTATTATGGTTCAACTTCTGATTTATTTGCTGAAAAGATAACACTTGTTAAAAAAATACCAATGGATAAATATCAACAAGAAGTATATGAACATTATGAAGATATCGAAGATAAATTAGAAAAAAAACAAAGATTCAAACATAGTGGAGGTTCACAAGTTTATCGATCTTATACAAGACAATCCTCAAATTTTGTTTTTCCAATTATTGATCAACAAATATCTGGTGATAATCGTCCAAGACCTAGTAAATTTAGATTGAATGATGATGATGCTGAAAAAATTATGCAAGGAAAAACAGATTATTTAATGAAAACTAAGACAGGCGAATTAACGAAATTTAAAACAGATATGTTGTTATATGTCGAAACTATTAAAAAATTCGTAACAGAATTCGATACTTATTTGAGAATTAAAAATGAAGATGATGTGAAAAATGGTCATACAATTGAAGACGATATTAAAACGTTTAAAACAGATTATAAATTTAAATTTAAAGAATTTTGGGAAGGACATAAAAATAAATCATCACTTTTAAAGACTATGTATGCTTGTTCTTGTAAAATGACAGCAATGATGTTTTATATGATGAGATCTAAAGGTCCAATATTAGTATATTCGAACTATGTTAAAATGGAGGGATTAGAAATATTTAAAATATATTTGCGAAGTATCGGCTATACTGAATTCGGAAAAGAAGTCGGTAAAGATTTTTTGAGATATACTGAATTTCATGGCGAAGTTGATACAGAAACTAGAATTAGAAATCTTAAAGATTTTAATCAACCTAATAATAAAGAAGGATCTATTATTAAAACTATTCTTATTTCTCCTGCCGGTACTGAAGGTATTAACCTTATGAATGTTCGTCAAGTTCATGTTATGGAACCTTATTGGAATGATGTTCGTATTGAACAACTTATTGGTAGAGCTGTACGTCAATGTTCACATAAATCTTTACCAATGGAAGAACGTAAAGTTGATGTATTTAGATATTTAGCTGTCAGAACAAACAGTAAAATAGATAAGGATACAACTGATCAAGAAATTTTTGATCTAGCTAAAAATAAAACAATATTAATCAGTTCATTTTTAGATACATTAAAAGAAGTAGCAGTTGATTGTGAATTATTTAAAAATCATAATATGATTAATGGGAAATATCAATGTTTTAAGTTTAATGAAAAATCATATTTTGAAGGATTTGTCGGACCAGCGTATAAGGAAGATATTTATTATGATAAAAAAATAGACAATGGACTAAATAGCATAAATTCAGAGGTTAAAAAAATAAAAGTTATAAAAATAAAAGCTGTTTATATGATAAATAATCAATATTCAGAAATATCGAATTATTGGTTCAATCCCGAATCGGGTATTATTTATGATTTTGATTTAGATTTTCCTGTTGGTAAAGTTTATATTATTAACGGTATACCTAATAAATTAGATAAAGAAACATACATAATTGATAAATTAATTGACATTTCAGATGTTAATATTTTATAAATTTTAATTAAATGGTCGTTTATCAAAATCAGTTTCTACTATTCCAAATTTAAACATTATATCAATTTGATTTTTAATATATCTCGGATGTCTTATATAATTACATACACATCTGAAATCTCTTATTATATTACCTGTTAATGGATCTGTCGAACAAATACATTTAGTTGTATTTAATGTTGGGACATTGAAATCTTGTATTTTTATATTTGTTGTCAACTGTTTACCGATTGAATTTGTTAAACGCAACTCCATTCTTGACATATTACCAAGTTCAGAATATTTATATATTTTCTCAGCATAATGACAATCAACATATATCGAATCTCCATAAATATTTTCTGGATATAATACGTTAAATGCTTTCGATAAAGTATCGTCTGTTGAAAATTGACTCACATCATTAATATCGTTTATAAATAATATCGTATATTTATCACTCTCCAACGATAAATTTGATATTTCATATTTATATGTTGTGTATGTATTCGTGTTCAAATTTTTAATACATTCAAATGCCGTATCAATTGTTACCGATATATCATTTGTATATTCTGTATAATTTATAACTTGTATATTCGAATCTGATTCTGATCTTGTATACACAATTACCCATGTATCATCTATAATTTGATTACTCGATAATGAATTAAATGAACTAAATAGATCTACTATTTCCGGTACGTTTGATATTAAACTTTTATTTACATAATATTTTCTTGGTAAAACTGCGGTTTCAGTTTTTATGTATCTAATATTCATAAAAGTTCTAGAAATAGATGCATTTAGATCACCAGCTAATGGAGCAAATTTAACTAAAAAATAAAAAGGATTAGGATATTTGGTGATATCACGATCAATACTATTAATATGACATACATATTCTTTGATTATATCATTTCTTCCATTATTATTATAATTATCAAAAAAAGCAGTCGGATTTTCATATTCATTATAAGGAATAAATGGGGCAGCAATTCCTTGAATTTTTTCCATCGGTTCGACTATTTCGTTGTTTGCAATCGTTTCATTATTTTTTTCAGATTGAAGATTTGTATTTTTATTTGACTCTGATATCGTTAATTCATCAGTCTGTGCTAATAAATCAAGACTTCTAAATAATTGATTTGGGAGTATTGTCATGTTTTGTACAGCTAATGGTTTCATTCCTGTATTTAAAGATGGATCTCTATGTGATGTGAAATTAGAAAAACTTGGAATTATTCTTGTGTTTTTATTTTTTTGTTTAACAGTATTCGATCCCATTTCTTCTAAATTTTTTAAATCAATTTCATTGAATTCGTCATATTGTGAATTTCTGATTTCTTTGTTTTCAATATTTACATCGGTAGGATCAATTCGTTGTTTGAAATTATTAAGTAAGTTATTGTTGTTAATTATTTTTTTGAAAGCTTTATTGTTCATTTAATATAATATATGTTATAATATTTATTGACAACAAAATATACAAATTTTAACTTAATAATATTTTATAATATTTAACTAACAAACATATGCATGTGTTTTTTGTCATAATTATATTAATATTTTAATAATATGTTATGTCAATATATTGTGTATTATAATAAATTGAAACTCATAAACTCATTCCACTTTATCATAATAATAAATTGAAATTATTCTGTCTTAAGATATAAATCATATTAAATTTTATTTTATTATATATCGTTATGTCTCATTCCCAAGATATTGTCAAAAATATTAAAATACTTAACAATCAATTTAGTTCTCAACTTATTAATTTCACGAAAACATTACAAAATGAATTTGATCAACTTATTTCAAAAACTCAAATCGAACTAATCAATAAAATTTCACAGGACTATAATATAAGTTCTAAAGATTTAATACGCAAATATGTTATAAAACAAAAAAAAAATAAAAAAAATATTTCCGACGAATTTGATACTAATACAACTGCAAAAGAAGAAAATGAACCTGAAGAAAACAAGATTGAAGAAAATAAAACTGAAGAAAACAAGATTGAAGAAAATAAAACTGAAAACAATAAAACTGAAGAAAACAAGATTGAAGAAAATAAAACTGAAGAAAATAAAACTGAAGAAAACAAGATTGAAGAAAATAAAACTGAAGAAAACAAGATTGAAGAAAATAAAACTGAAAACACTAAAACTGAAGAAAGTAAGCCTGAAGAACATAAAATTGAAGAAAATATTAAAGAAATTGTGTTTAAAAAAATTAAAATAAAGGATCAAACATATTTACAAAATATGTCGACGAATGAAATTGTTGATGAATTATATAATGTGGTTGGTAAAAAAGATGGTAACAAAATATATTTCAAAAAAAAATAAATATTTATTTGTTAATTTTATAAATTATTAATTATGATTAGTTATATGTTATACTAAAATAAAGTTAATTTTTGTACGATAAAAAATATCTATAATTATTTTATATTCTCATGAGCAAAAAACAAACACGAACAAATGCAAATGATATTTTCAAAATTGACGAAGAAGATAAAAAATGTGCTCCCTCAAAAAAATATTACGAAGGTACTTGTTTTACTGTTGAATCGTTAACGAAAATAGCAAATGCATATAACAAATATGTTAAAAATAATCCAGAAAAAATTATTAATATTACACCAATCAGAAAAGAATTGCTTAAACAAATTAATGATAGAATACCAACATGTAATGGCGATCAAATATGTTGGTTAGATGTTGAATGGATTAAACAAATTAAAGATCCAGAAATACACAATAATACGTTTAGACCAAAAGGACCACAAGGTAGATTTAAATGGTTAAGCACAACTAACATAAATGAAATTATCGCACAATATGAATCAAAATATAAAGATTTTCATTTTCTTGGTGCAGTTCCATATGATTTTGAAGATTTGGATCAATTACAAATTGGTAATATTATGTATGATCATTTGTTTGAAGCTGGTTTTAAAAAATTAGGTATGGTAATAAATTTAGATGAGCATTGGAAAAAAGGATCACATTGGGTAGCTTTATTTATTAATCTTGAAACTCCACAAATATATTTTTTTGATTCATACGGAACGAGACCAAGAAAACGAATTGCTGAATTTGTTAAAAAAACTGCTTTTTGGTTTTATAAGAAATATAAATTAAACGGAAATAGTAATGAATCAAATTCAGATTCAGATTTAGATCAAAATTTTATGACCAAAACAAAAAATAAATATGAAAAATTATTTGATATCCGATATAATACTATTAGACATCAATATAAAAATTCTGAATGTGGTGTTTATTCTGTTAATTTTATTTTACGATTATTAAATGGAAAAACTTTTGATAATATTTGTAAAAATATTACATCTGATGATGAAATTAATGAATTACGTAAAGAATATTTTAGATTCAAATAAATATAATTTTATGACACGTTTACATATTAGTAATAGATGTTTTTTTTGCGCTAATTGGAACAATAGTATTTTTCTTTTTTCTTGTTATATTACAACAACACCAATAATTTAAACATTCATAACACATACATTTACATTTGCAATAAAATTCGTATCTATTTAAACACAAGATAATAAAAAATATAATAAGTAAACCAGAAGTTACTCCTAATACGATAAGAATAATTAACAATTCGTTGCTTGGAAATTTAGTAAATACAAATGTCAATATTATTGCAATCAATCCTATATTCGAACTAATTGTCAATAAAAATATTAAAAAACAACATCCACAAGTTGTCCAAATATGATTATACTTAGTTGCAGTTCTATGAAAACAACAAATATTATTGAATTCCTCACAATCAGCATAATCTTGGTATCCAATATTTTCTTCCTTATCTCTTGATTCACAATCACAACAACAAATATAGGTATGTTCCATTAATAATTAATACTTAATGTTATATTAATGATATTTAACTATTTAATATTTCAGTTTTTTATGTATGATTGTTCAATAGACAACATAGAAAAAAATTGCAAATTTTTTTCTATGTTATCAATTGTAACAATCTATATGTGATATGCTTGGGGATATGTATAATTTGTTATAACAATCACCCAATGCCACTTTGCTATGAAATTTTTTAGTTATGCACTTTGTGTACATAACTAAAAAATTGAAATTTATTTATTTAATACATTACGATTTAAATAAACATATTTAATAATAATTAAATATGCTTAATGAAAGTGAAACAATTTATAACGAACAACTTAACAATATTGAAAAATTTAAATTACAATATTCAGATTTAAATTATGATTGGGTCATTGAATCATGTAACAATTTAAGCGTCGGTGATATTATTATAACATATTTTAGTCCACTTTCACAAAAATATATTTACGATCTATATCCAATTTATGGTAAAATTATTGAAATTTCTAAACAAACAGAAAATATTGATGATATTATTGATACAATTAAATTATTAGACGAAAATGGTAATATTATATCTGCATCTCATTTATGGACTTCATATTTTGGTAATTCACGTGGATATGATTATACAGTTTATAAATTAATTCAAAAAAAATAAAATAATTTTAATTTTTAATTTTCGTTATGTTAGGAACTATTTGAACTTCTTTTTTTATATCTATAATTTTATTTTTAATTTCTTCAGTTTTTTTAATAGCTTTTGTTGATGCTTCTTTTGTTGGGACACCTGATGATACTAATGCTGTTTTAATGGTATCTTTAATTTTATCGACTATTTTTGATGGTTCGGTTGATTTGGTTATACCACTTTTAATTGTTTTTTCAATTTCTTTCTTAACATTTTGTGCTTTGGTTTCTGCTATATTTCTGGCTGATTTAACTGAAACTCCATCTTTAATTAATGCAGATTTAATTGTAGCTTTAACTTCTGCTGCTTTAATAGTTGCTGTTTTTTTAATATCATCTAAAACTGGTTTTGGAATTGTCGATTGTTGTGTTGCTGGTTTAGGTGTTGCTAAAGGTTTCATCACAGTACTGATCATAGGTTTTGGCATTGTAACGATACTTGTTACGGGTTTTGGAATTTCAATTGGTTTGGGTTTTTGTATTTCAATTGGTTTGGGTTTTGGTTTCGGTAAAATTGCTGATAAAATTGCAGGTATTAATGATTGTTTTGGTTTATCAATTGGTTTAGGACTAATAGTTGGTTTAGGACTAACAGTTGGTTTAGGGCTGACTGTTGGTTTAGGGCTAACGGTTGGTTTAGGGCTGACTGTTGGTTTAGGGCTAACGGTTGGTTTAGGGCTAACGGTTGGTTTAGGGCTAACGGTTGGTTTAGGGCTAACGGTTGGTTTAGGACTAACAGTTGGTTTAGGGCTGACAGTTGGTTTAGGACTAACAGTTGGTTTAGGACTAACAGTTGGTTTAGGACTAACAGTTGGTTTAGGACCAATGATAGAGTTAATAATTGATGTAATAGTCGGTTTAGGACTAACAATAGGTTTGACATTTGGTTTAACACGTGGTTTAATAGTTGGTGTTGCATTAATTGCGTTGCTAGTTAAAGATCTACGAATTTTAGGTTTAAGAACATATTCGCGGATCGGATATTTAAATGGTTGAACATTAATCGATGGCATAATTTCATTTTCTTTTTCTTTTTTAAATAACATAAAAGGTTCAATAATTGCACCAGTATCAGAACTATTTTGCATATTTCTGTTATAAATAGCACGAGGAGATTCGGATTTTGGTTTATCTAATGAAATAGGAAATTCTGGTACTTTGACATTATAATATGATTTATTTGATAAATTACATGTTCCCATAGATTTTTCTGTAATATCATAAGGATCATTTAAAGTAAATTTATTTATTGGACATCTTAATACATCACCATCCTTACATCCAATAAGATTAGCACCAACGCGATGTAGCTCGGATTCAGTATAAGGAGAAGCACTAATTGGAGTTATATCATCTTTACCAAGAACAACAGAAGTGAATGGTGTATGAACAGAAGTTGTGACACCAGAAACGTTATCATAAGTTGAATAACATTTTGCAACACCGCATGTTTTACAATTTTGATCAGAAGTTATAAGATCAATTGGTACTGTGCCTTTAAAATTTTTGTAAGTATAGTATTGTGACATTATATATATATAATAAACAAAAAGATTTTTATCTGTAATAGCATTTTCTAAAATACATTTAATTTAATCTGCTGCTAAATTATTTTTATATAAATATTTATATTTTTTAATAATATAAATGATGTCAGTTGATATAAATAAATTTTATGTATAATAATTTATATAAAATTTATTTGTGATCAGATTTACAAATTTTAATATACATTTTAACTAATTTATCAATTAGTTTTTGTGAAAAATGTGATCCATTATATAAAATTGAATTACACAACTCAATTTTTTTTAACATATCATTATTACAATTCGGAATAAATAATGAAAAATTAAGTCCACTTTCTTGATCTGTAATATATCTATTTTGATATATTTCATTTAATAATAATATAAAACTTTCGTCATCATTTGGATTTATTGAACAAAAATGAAACAAACAATTTATTACAAATCTTTTTATTGTTTTATCTTCGTCATTATAATTTTGTTTTGTCAAATAAATTGACGAATCAATAAATATATCAGTATCTGTATTTTCAAAAATTGGCGTTTTATTTTTTGTTTTTAAATTCGCAAAATGAAAATTTAGACTAAAAAGATTTTTTAGTATGTTAGTACTTAAAAATGTATTATCAACTTCTAATTCATCTAACATATCATAACATGTTTTAAACGTATTTTCGTCATCACAATATTGACCTATAAATTTAAATATTGAATAATATGCTATATTTGTGTCATCATTAAAAATATCACAAATTGTTGGTTCTGATTTGTTTGAAATTGAAATTATTGGATGATTTTTTAATGTCGCGATTATTTTTGAAAAATGAAATAAATAAGGTTTAGTCATTAGTATTGTGATCAAATGTTTTTTATCATAAAAATAAGTATCAGATTCCATCCATAATACATATTGTATTAAAAAAGGATTATCATAAAATTCTTCAATAAATTGTTCAAATATAAATTGAATAATTGAATCAATACGTTGTTTAGTTTTGATATCCATTGATAATATATATTTATCAATAACCGATCCCGACATTTTATTAATCAATTGATTATAATATTTCGAGATATTTATTTATTCAATTTTTTATTTTTCAGGATCGAACTAGTTCGATCCTGAAAATATAATATAATTGTCATAACGTAGTTGTTTCAATTTTTTTATTAATTAAGTTTGAACATATTAAAGTTTAATTAATAAAATTATAATATCGTCATAATACTATGTGTATACAATTTTTTATTTAACAAAAGCGTTACCACCCATTCCAGACATAACACGTAAAATATTTTTTTGAAATGTATGTATTTTAGTATCAAAATTATACTTATTATTTTTAAAATTCATTCTGATCTGAGTTTTTTCGATTTGTGACAAATTCAAACAACTATTTATTTTCGAATTGTCATCCCATTTTTTATATGGTTCAAACGGAATCCAATATAAATATTTTTTAGGATTTAATTTTTTACATTCATCGAGTATTAATTTTACTATATCAACTGGCATCATATTTTTCCCATATTCGATAAATGTTTTTGTATGTTCATTTGTCCATTTATTTTGTATATTTAATAATTGACCATATGAATTTATCATAAATTCGTTCATATCAAAACGGATATGTCCATTTAAAATAATTGTAAAACCAATTAGTTCATCAAATGTTTCAATAAATAATCCTGTTGATACCAGTCCTGAATTTAAATTACATATATTTGTATTTGATTCAATTGTCGTATCAAAATTATTTATAATCATTTCATGTCCATTTTGTGCTATATACCCACGTTGCTGAGTGTCATAAAATATATTACGGTTAATTAATTTATATTGAAATTTATCTTGTGATCTTAAATGTACTCTAGCTTCATGATATTGTAACGCAACCAAAGGTATTCCCATTAAATGATTTTCAATATCATTTTTAGACAAATAATTTATTTTAAACAAATTTTCATTTATCGTAATATAATAACCATCTTTTTTTCTTTCAACCAACGACAAATGTATTAATAAACTAAATGATACCCTCATTATTGTTGTGCCACCAATTTCTAATTCAAAATATTCAATTTTATCAAAATCAACATTTAATGGTAAAACTAATACATCAAATATTACAGCATCACATTGACGTGTTAATGTAAAATAAGTATTTGATTCAATATCTGATATATCAATTCCAATTGTATAATTAATATTAAAATATTTATTCATTCCACCACATGCGACAAGCTGCATTAAACATCCTTGTGAATTCATAATTTTTATATATTTTTATATTATAACTAATTAAACATTATTTCTTTAAATATATCATGATTAGTTATTTACATTTTTAATTTATTAGTCAAAAAATAATGTACAATATCATATAAAATATTATTTTTTTTTAATAATCCAATTCCAGCGATCGTGCAATGTGGATTCCAACATAAACCTAAATTAATTGCTTTTCTTTCAAAATTTAATTTATATAAGTTATTACATATTTTATTTTTACTATCAACACAATCATGTTCATGATCTATTAATATCAATTTATTTTTTGTATCTATTTTTGTTTTTAAAGATGAACAAATACAAGCAGTTTGTAAACCAACCTTAAAATCATGTGATACATTTCCATACACAATTCTATGATAAAATTTATTTAATCCATTTATATATGACGAGTTTGGTAGCGACATTTGTTCAATTATTTTTTTATCATCATTTAAAAATAACTCTTTGGTTGTTCCATGAATAACACGCGAACAATTATATAATAAACGATTACAAGTTGCACCTAAATGTGGAGTAGCAATAGTCACAAATAAATTAGGAATTATTGTGTCAAAAAAATTATCATTATTTAAAATGCCAATGCAAGCACGTATATATAATCCTCCTAATGAATGTCCAATAAATGATATTGACGTAGGTTTTTTATTTAGACAAACTTTTTTCGTAAAATTTGCTAAACGTTTTCCACCATTTTCAATTCCATCAAATGTTTTTAAAAAATTATTCACATCCGAAATAACTATTTCATAATCATCTTTTAAATGTGATGTTAAAATTTTTTTAATATAAAACATTCGAAAATGAGATCCACAAAATCCACTTTGTAAAATAATTAAATGTTTCATTGTTAAATTATTTATTATAATAGTATTTTAGTCATTAAATTTGTGTGAAAAAATTTCAAATTTTTATTTAATTTTTATTTAATTTATACTTATTTGATATGAATAAATAGTAGATGGTTAAAATATTTTATATTTATAAAAAAATTGATAAAAAATCATATTGATATTCATAATATAATATTATAAACAAAACACAGTATGAGCAACTTCAAACTAACAACAGATGAGCGCGATAAAATTGTAACATTATTAGATTTACTTTCGAGTGATATTGCTATTGTTGATAATACATATGAAATTAATAAAAATGATCGACCTGAAATTTATATTGATCTCCCACTATTTAATAGTAAATCGTTTCATATTGAATATATTTTTGATTATATTGAGACATCAAAGTTAATAAGTATAAGCGGATTACAACAACAACTAATTTCAAATTTAGAAATAATTTTGAACGTTGATTTTAATAAACAACAAATATTTAAAGGATGGTATTATATTAACTCACCAGACAAAAATTATTCGGCAAAAGTAATTGATGATCAAATTAAACAAGATAATTTAAATTATTATCAAAATATTATTAAAACACTTATTCCACTAATGGAAAATTATTATAACGAATACATAATTCATAATTATAATTATCAACTTTATATTGACGATCAGTTACTTTTTAATGAATATGGTATTTATCCGCATATTAATTATGATGAAAAAATATTTAATATTATCAAAAAATATTTTGAAAAAATAGGTATGAATATGATTCAAAAATCATAATAAATATCAATAACATTTATTTTATGGTAAAGTTTTTTTATATTTAATGACCGAACTAGTTCGATCATTAAATATAAAAAATTGAAAAAATAAATAATGTAAATAAAAAATATAAATAAAAATATAACCATATATAACATGCAAATATTTAATCAAGATACTTTTGATTGTGCTATAAATTTAATCAAACAACATTATCATCCTGTTTGTTTAGATTTTGCAAGCGGGTCAAACGCTGGCGGTAGTTGGCGTAGTAAACAACAAGGAACACAAGAAGAATCATTATGTCGGCGATCAAATTTAGGTTTGTTATTAGAAAAAGAACATTATCCTATGTCACGTGATAGTTTAATATATTTGCCAAATGTTAAGATAATAAAAAAATTTGATATGAATAATATAAAATCAGTTGATTGTGCTGTTATTGCAAGTGAACTTCGTGGTATTTCTGCTAGTTCGAATCAATACGTCGAATCAAGAATTTTATCACTATATAATACTGCAATTAATAATAAACATGATGTTATTATATTAGGTGCATGGGGATGTGGTGCTTTTGCTGAATCAGATGATGATGTTGTTATATTAGCAAACACAATAAAAAAATTAGCAAAAGCACATGAAAATAAAATAAAAACAGTTTGCGCTATTTTAGGTCGCAAACAGTATAAAATTTTTAATAAGATACTCAAATCAAACTAAACAAATTCGTGTAACAAATTTAACGTCCTAAATTTTTTTGATTTTCATATAATAAATATTCTTGACCTGTTTCAAGCATATATTTAGCATATTCGATAAATAATTTATTATCTTTATCAGACATTGGATCATCAACAGGAAATAATTTATTAAACTCATCATCGCTAATAGTTGATTGAGTAGTTGATTGTGATGGAGAAAATAAAATATTATCCATCGTGATTTTTAATTATGTTCATATTTTTGTTAATTAAATGGAAACACCAATTTAATAATTTTTCAATTTTTTATATTTCATGCTCGAACGTTATTCGAGCATGAAATATAAAAAATTGAAAAATTATTAATATATATTTATTATTTAATAAATTTTATATTATAAACATGAAATTCTCAAGTAAATCATACATTTGGTCTAATGTTTTAAATGAACAACATAACATAATTAATGTAAATGCGGATTCTATTGAAGATGCTATAAATTATGTTGATGAAAAATATGATGATTATATTAATTCATGCAAAATTAGTAACGAAATGAATAAACGTATGCTTCAATTTAAAAAAGAATATAAAATAACGGCATATTATGGTGAGGATATTTCAATTGATGGTCAGTCACCGATAAAATTATCATCAACAAATATTCCTAAAGAAATACAACAAGAGATTTTATCTAATTTTTATTATTTTGGAAATTTACAATTGGAATTTAATTTTATTATTGTTATCGCAAATAATATTTTAAAAAAAGATATTATTGGTTGGATGAAAAATAATCAACCTAAATATAATTAAAAAATCATTGCCATTTATAACCACCATCACCTAATTTCCATTCAGAAAATGCACATGGAATTTTCATTTCAATAAATTTGTATCTATGATAAAATTGAATTTTATCACATTTTTCACATTTCATTTTTTTTATTTCGACTAATTTTGATCCACCTATATGACCTAATGTACACATATATGAAACGAATCCAGCTAATGAATCATGTTGATTTGTTTTTGTTTCGATAATCACAAATGAATGAGTGCATCACATGTTTAAATATACAATATTAATTAAGTTCTCGAAATAAACTTAATTAATATTTATTTTTTCAAATTTTTTTATATTGACTAACTAATTAATTCATCAATAATATTATATTGAATATCATAAACCATTTCATGTTCATCATCGTTATACCAACCATAAACAAACACTTTTTTTGGATTATCAACGTAATAATAATTTCCACCACCAGCATAAATATCAACATCAACATGTTTATTTTTTATCGATAACATTTCACAAAATAATTTTAATTTATTTAATTGTATTTCAGATAAATTTTGTTGATCAATTGTAAACTTTCTACCAATCATAATTATATTGTTATCAATAAAAATATTAACAAAAAATAGTTTATTCAGTAACTGTTCATGATATACCTTATAAACTATTTTATGTGTTTTTAATATTTCAATTTCTTTGTTTGTTAATTCATTTATATCAATAATTCCAATATAATTTGGAAAATCATCTTTTCGTTCTAACATATAATCCATTTCAAATTTTATTGATTTAATTGTACCACTAAACTGTTCATTATCTTCACTATCAATATTTTTTGTTTCAAGTGAAAATATAATATTTTTTAACTTGACATTATATTTATTATTTTTTTTATATGTTTGCCTATGATTACTCTCACAAATATATTCATTTTTATCGAATAAATAAAAATCTTTTTCGCTATCAAAAACACATTCTTTTTCGTCATTATATATCATTAAATGAATATCGCTACTATATTGATATTTATAATTTATTTCAACGTCATTATGTTCTGAATTAGTATAATTATTTATTTTATTGTCATTATCAATTATTTGTATATCAAATTTATATTCACACATTGTTATATAAAATAATACTAACTTTTTATATTAATCAAATTAACTTGACCAATTTGTATTATGATTTTCGATAATTCTAACAATCATCAAATCATATATTTCATTATCATTATAAATATTAAATAATAACTTAGCTTCTTCAAATCTCATCAAATTTATTCCAAGATTTTTTTCAAATATATAATTTAAAAAAGAATTTTCAGAATTATCAAAGTCAACAATGATATTGTTTAATATAAATTGTAATTTAATATTTTTTTCACTAAGTAATTTGATCGATTCAACATAATGCAATTTTTTTGGTAAATTTATTCCACGTAATAATAAATTACGTTTATACATGACATTAATGTTAATATTTTCATTGCGTAAAAATTTATGACTAATTGGTTCTTTTTTAAATACAAATTCAAAACATCGTTTATGTATACACTCAATTTTTTCGTCACCATCATTAATTTTATCAATTATTTCTTCGCTATTTAACATTTCCATCGCTTCTTGATAATATGGGTGATCACAATTAATAATTTCTAATATTTTATTTGTTTCAATTACATCTGAATATGTATTATATCGATGAAATTTTTTAATATATTTAACATAATCATAAACTGGTTCTTGGATTTGAAAAAATCCATTCAAATGTATTGTGCCAGTTCTTTTCATTTTAATTTTATTATTAAACTCGAAAACAATTTCTATCTCATTTGATTTTGATTGAAGAGGTATTATTTTTGATATCATAATATCATCATGATCTAATACATTAACATTATCACCTAATAATTTATAATTACGAGGCAAATCATAATCAACAATTGCATAGCCTAAATGTTCAAAAATACAAATAGGTAGATCAATTATGTTTTTTTGCATTATGTGTAAATTAAGTTTAGTTTATAAATATCATTAAGTTTAATATGTTTCAATTTTAAATTATAAAACATGAATATTGGATGATCGTTTAAATTTTATAACAAATTATACCTATCCCCAAGCATATAACATATAAAAAATGTTATAAATTTATAACAATTTTTATATGCGATATTGATTTATCTAACATGACAATAAACTTACGTTCTGCATATTTTTTTATTCTTTTAATATTGTCGTTATATCTTGTCGCAACGTCCATCAAATGATGATAAAAAATTGAAAAAATGATTATCAAACGAATAAACTATTATTAACAAGCTTATTTAAAATAATATGGAAACTATCGTAAATACATTATTACAATTAATTCGTATCAATTCTGAGACGGGTAATGAATTTTTAATCAGTAATGTTATCGAATCGTTACTAATTAAAAATGATTTTACTGTTATGAAACAAAAAGTAGATACAAACAGATACAATGTTATTGCTTATCCTCAATTATGTGATCCAAAAGAAATCAAATTGTTATTTAGTGGACATATTGATACTGTTCCAATTGAACCATCAAATTCTATCGCACATTCTGAATCATCTAATTCATCTAATTCGATTTGGACTACTAATCCGTATGGTGAATTAAAAAATAATAATATTTATGGAAGAGGTTCTGTTGATATGAAAGGTGGTATTGCATGTTTTATTTGTGCTGGGTTAGAAATGATGAAAAATAAAAATAAGTTTGCATTTATTTTTACGGTCGGTGAAGAAATAAATATGATTGGTGTTAGAACTGTGATAACTGACGTTAAAAATATATTCCCAAATATTCAAAATTTTATTGTTGCTGAACCAACAAATATGAAAGCTTTAATTGCTCATAAAGGCGGATTATCAATGAAAATTACTACTCATGGTAAATCAGTTCACGCATCAATTCCTGAGCAAGGTGAAAACGCAATTTATAAAGCAATTGACATTATCAGGGATTTACGAAATTATCGTGAAAATGTACAATCACAAAATCCTGTTTTAACGAAACCTACTATAAATATTGGTATTATTCATGGTGGAACTGCAACAAATCAAGTTCCAAATGAATGTAATTTTTGTGTTGAAACTCGTATAGTTCCACCAGAAACAGTTGTTGATATTGAAACAAAAATGAAACAAATAATTAATCAATATAATGGAGTTGACATTGAAGTAATATGTAAAATTCCTCCTTTTAGTATTTCACAAGATGATCCATTTTTATTAACAATTTTAGATTCATTAAATTATTTGAAAATGGATGCTAAGCCAATTGGAATATCATTTTGTGCGGAATCATCATTTTATTGTGATAATGGATTAAAAGGAATTGTTCTAGGACCAGGCGATCCAAATCAATGTCATACAATCGATGAACATGTAGATATAAATCAATTAGAAACAGCTTATGATATTTATAAACTAATTATTGAAAGATGTTGTTAAATATATAAATAATTTATTTATTTTTTATTTTTTGAACAAAAATCAAATTCTTCTTGCAATAATAGATGAAAAATTGATTGACTAGATTGTAGATTTATTAGTTGTTGATATATTGTTTCTCCTGTTTGCATTTTTATAAATTGCCAAGCAAATTCTTCTTGTTTTATCGCTTCTTCACATATTTTTTCTGTTTGATTTATGACATATTGTAAAGCATATCCATTTTGTTTAACTGCTTCGATACATATATTTTCGGTTTGATTTTTAATATATTGTAGAAGTAAACCATTTTGTTTAATAAATTTAATTATTTGTTCCTCTGTTAATACTTCAATAAATTTGTCAACAGTTTCTATTTTTTCAATAATAAACTTATGTGATCTATATGAAGTTGAATCGTAATATACAATTTCATTTTCATCCAATTTGATTGTCGCAATTAACGATCCATACTCTAAAAATTTCATAATATTATCTTCGTCTGAAAAATATAAACCAGAAGAATGATTATTATCAGGAATAAAAGATAATACATCTTCGTTTTGACCAATTTTATATTCCATTGTTCGATGTTTTAAATTTGTGTTCAATATTTTGTATAATTTTTTATTGTTTAATTCTGAACCTAAACAAGTCGTCATATTGTTAAATATATTATTTAACAATATATTGTTGGTAAATTAATTATCAATTTTTTTGTTAATATCAAATAATTGTTGTAATATTGCCAATTATTTTATTAAAATTATTTTGAGCTTCAACAAATAGCTCTCCTTGGTTTGGTGATAATTTCAGTTCTAAAATTTCATTTTCTAACTCTTTTTGTTTTTTTAATAAATTCACCAAATAATCAAAAAACCAACCAGATTGATTTTTTATCAGTTTGTCAATTTTACACATTATATCAATATCAAAATCTTTTTTTTCAACACATTCATCACATAATCTCCAATATTTGATTGTATTTTCATAATCACCTAATTTTTTATAACAACGACCAATATCATAAAATATCCAAATATCTTTTTTTTCAGTCATGGAATAATATTCAATAGCATGTTTATAATCTTTTTTACAAAAATAACAAAATGCTGCTTCATTAATACCATATTTATTATTTTTTTTAGCAGACATTTCGTAATATGACAGCCCTTCACTAAATTCATCAACATATTTTCCTAAAAAATAACACAATAATCCATCACTATTTTCATCAACCATATATATTTTGTTATTCACAAACAAATCATAAATAAGTTTAAATATTGTTTCATCTTTAATATTATCAACAGCTTCATGTGAAATACAATCATATTTAAAATCTAAAATTTTATGTAATTCGATTTTAAGTTGTTCCATGTATTATTGTAAACAATTAAATCGTTAAATTTAATTATGTACTTAATTAATCAATTTTTTTGGTTAAAAGTTATGTTTATATCCAAATCCTTTAATAGTATATTGTGCATCAATTACTTTATTTTTACATTTAGGACATCCAAATATTGTTATATGTTGTTCCATCATTGGTTTACCTGTTAAATCAATTAGATCGATATTATTAATTATTTTTTTACAACATCCACAATATGATTTACTTTTATATTTTTTCGAACATGAATCACATAATGTACTAAATGAATTCCATTTGACTGTATTATTACAATTATCAACAACGCATTTTTCGTCTTTAAAAGTTACGAAATTATTCATTTATTTAAAAGATATTAATTAAAATTTTATATTAGATTAATTATTAAATGTATTAGCAAAATATATAAATGATTAATTTTATAATTATACACGATCCTTTTTTAATTAGAACATTAGATGAAAAAGTAATTAATTTTATTAAATCAAAAGGAAATTTATATGATTATTACTTCAAATTTAAATTATATAATAACAATGAAATTAGTAACCAACAAATGTATAATATTGCTAATCCAAATTTTGAATTAAAAGATATAAATTTTAAACAAGTAACTAACAATATTTTTAAACAATTCAAACATTTAAGCAATATATTTATTATAACAATCGAACATGCTAGTCCGTTTGGATTATATTTTGTTGATAAATTAAATAAAAAATATCCTAACAAGTGTATTGGTATAATTGCATATCCTTTTAGATTATATAATAAAGAAAGTTTAGAAAGGAGAGTATGGAAATTTAAAGAAAATAAAGGATGGAACAAATATATATCTAAAAAATATGATGTTGATGATTATATGATAAATATAAATAATAATCGATTCCAAGATATTTTAAATAACATCAAAACCAAAAATGAATATGAAAATGAAAGCAGACATATTTTAATGATGATAATTGATTATAGAATAAGGCGACAATATGATAAAATTCCAATTTTATTTAATATTCCGACACTTTTATTTACGAGATTAGATATGGATGTTGAAAGTATAATTAAATTAAATTTTGACAGAAAAGAAATAGCAGATATGAAAAAAATAGTTAACGAATATGATACATTATATAATTCTATGATGTGGAATTTTGATAGAATTAAATATGATAAAAATTTAATTGAAATCAATAAAATTAATAATAATCTTAAAATACAATATATTATTGGAGGTATAAATGATGTCGAAAAGTTAGAAATAATTGATGGAATTAAAATTTTGATTTAAATAAAAAATTGAAATATGTTAATCATATAGTACCAAAATAAATTAAAAATAAGTTTGCTTAAATGAATATTATTCGACAGTACATGGCAACAAAACGATGTTATTTATGTTTTATTTTTGGATCTATTTTTGGTATATGCGCACTATGTTTGTTTGGTATAAATAATACACATCAATTTTTAGGATCAACTGTTGGTCAAGGATCATATTATTATAATGTCAAAAACTCGACGTATACAATATGTGGTAATGATGATAATTGTATTTTTTATGTTGTATCAGTTTCGTTCGATTATGGATTGAATGTATTTACATGTCGATCATATTCAAAATCATTACAATTTAAATGTATATTAAATGATCAAACATGTATGAATCATATTATTAATATTCAAAATGGTACGCAATTATATGTATCATATTGTTATGATAATCCAAATATTTATACAACTAACACAAATAATTTAATTTGTAACATAATTAATAATACGCTAGGTTTATTAACATATATTTTTGCTGGATTGTCTGGATTATGTTTTGTTATGATAATTTTATTTTTTATTACGTATCATAGAATAAATTGTCATAATAAAACAACAATTAGTGCTATATAAATAAAAAATTGCATGGACATCGTAACACGATGTCTAGCTAATGAAGATCTAAAATATATCAAATAATATTAATTTACAACTTTAAAGTTGTAAATTAATA